CAAAGAGCAGGATTTCTTTCAAACATGGAGCATTGGAAAATCCATAATCCCTGGATATTTAATACTAATAGATATAGAAAATTTTTTTGGAATGGAGCCTACTGGTGGAATCCTCAATTAATAGAAAATAATATCCATATAGTACCAGGATTCATAGATTTTTACACTCAACATGGAACTGAAATTAATATGTTTTTACCTATTAAAAATGAATCATATGAAATTCATATAAATTGTGGTGATCCTTTAATACATTTATTTCCAATAGATGATAATTCTATTAATATTAAAACCCAATTAATATCCGCTGAAAAACTTGATTCTTTTAATAATTCTCATCTTAAATGGGTTGGATCTGCTTATCAAGTAAAATCTAAAAAATTAAAAAATAACCATATTTATTGATAGTAAATTATTAATAACACATGTCTTTTAATTCAACTGAGTGGAGAAATTTATTATCTAATCATTCAGGATCACAAGTAGGAACTCGATCTTGGTCGGTGTTGGGAAATAGCCAATATCAGGGTGAATATTATGGCACGGTAACTAAAGTATATTCTGGTACTCCTGATACTTATAATATGAAAGTAAGAATTGAAGGGTGTAAGGGTACTTCTAGTAACCCTAAAACTGTTGAAAGTTTTTACTCAGTAACTGGACAGCGCTTTACATTTCAAACTTATTATGCTCCCCAAACCTCTACATTTCTATACCAAACATTAACAAACACTATCTTTAGTACTCCATTTTCTGCATATACATTAGGAACTTTGGCAATTGTTGCTGATACATCCTTTATTACTTTCAATACTTCAGAACAATTTTTTAACCAATCAGGTACAGTAACAGCATTTAATGGAAATAATTCCCATAATTTTTATAATTATTCTCCTTGGGGAGCTTCTCCTTATAGTGGGGGCAGCCCAGGAAGTGATGTTGCTATAGGACGTGGACCTTCTGGTTCACCTTCTTCAGGTTATCCATATCAAAGATATTACATTTTTTCTGGATGTCCTTAATTAATATTATTTAAATGCCAAGAACTACTTATTATTATAAGGATTTTAATGCAAGAGGAAGTGATTTTCAAGGGCAACAATACTTTAAAATTACTGAAGACATTGAGGTTAGAGGTTTAGATGAACCTACTCAATTAATAATGGTACTTAATAAAACGTCTAATCCTGATAATACTGTTTTTTATTCAATAAGATGGTCTTGGAGTACATATGTTACGACAGATAGAAATCTACAACCACAAAATGGAGGTTATTTTAATAAGTGGCAAAAGGTTAAAAATCAAATAACTAGGGCAGAGGAGATACGAGAGGATGGACTAGGAATCTTTTTCGAGAATTATAAAAGTCTTTATGAGGCTATTTATAATACAGCTGATGTAATAAAACCTTATTCCACTCTTTATAAAACAAAACAAACCCGACCTCCATTTGCAACAAACCAACTCACCGAGCAACATTTTTATTACTTTTCTAATTCAAAAACAAATGGTTCACTCGTTACAGTAAGTTGGGACTCAAGCAGGAATTGTAATATGATGGGGCTTTCATTAGTTACAGGAAATAAAGATCAAAGCGCTAAAAATCCAATTAAAGCAGCTTATACGTTGTGGAACTCTTCTGAATATGCTCAGAATTATGGTAATATTTTTGATGAACTTTATTATTTTAATATATATAATAAGAAGCAAGCAGAAGGAGAAAATCTGTCCCCTTTTTGGTATGAAGAAAGTGGTGGTGGTGGAATTGATGAAATCGCCACTCCGGTGTTTGATTCAGGGCGATAATTCAAGATAGTTTTTATATGAATAAAAAAGTTATATTAATAGTACGTGAAGGATGTCAATTATGTGAAGTATTAGAATATGAACTAGTACATAATGAAAAACTCGAAGTTCTTATTTTTTCAGATATCACTCATCCTGATGTATTTCAAGAATTTACTCAACGTTTTGGTATTAGTAGATATCCTGCTATACAAGTAGATGAGGGCACTGATTTTATTACAATACATGCAGATCCTAATTTTATAGAATCTACTAGTGGTGCTGGTTCTAGTATGAATAAAAAATTGTTTTACTTTGAAAATACAGTTAACAAACAAATAAGTAAACTAAAAGAACTACTTAAAGACTAATTTGGAAACGCCCTTAGCAGGACGTATATTTATATATAATTAAATACGTTATGCTACAAGCTGAACAAATTAAACAAAATTGGGATACATTCCTAAACATAATCGATACGCACATTACTGGTGAACGTAAGGATAAGCTACTCGAATTTTATAAGCAATATGAAGATAGATTTATATTGCTTCCTGCTTCTCATAAAAAAGCATATCACAACTGCTTTCCAGGCGGCTACATCGACCACGTGCTGCGCGTTATAGAATGTTCTCTCAAATTAGATAAGGTTTGGAGAGAAATGGGTATGGCAGATACTTATACAACTGAAGAATTAGTATTTTCTGCTATCAATCACGATTTAGGTAAGTTTGGTAATCTAGAACAAACATCTGTTTTCGATAACGATAATGAGTGGGAGATTAAAAATAGAGGTGAATTATATAAGTTTAATACTAATATTACTTACATGTCTGTTCCAGATAGAAGTTTACATATCTTATTTTCACTTGGTATTCCAATGAGTGAAAACGAATATATTGCTATTAAAACACATGATGGTATGTATGATGAAGCAAATAAATCATATTTATTATCTTATATGCCTGAAACTAAACCACGTTCGTCTTTACTTTACGTTTTACATCATGCTGATATGATGTCTGCTCGTATTGAGTATGAACGTGAGTGGTTACCTAAACTAGTAAAGGGCAATACAAGTAAACCTCCTAAAAAAGAATTTGTCTTAAATAAATCAGGACAATCAGCCCAAAAACAAAAAGCACTTAAAACAATGGGCAACGATAATCTAGCTAACATTTTAAAAAATATATAATATGAATTGGGGAATAGTAGCTATTATACTTTGGATAGCAACAATTATAGGTTATTTTGTTCGTAACCTAATGGTTCAAAATGAGAAATTAACTCGTTTAATAGAAGAAAGAGATATTTACATTAATAATCTTGATGCTGTAGTTGAAGATATTAATAAGCGTCTTCAAGAAATTGATAATAGAGGCACATTTGCTAGTGATGATGAAGTAGGTTTTTTCTTTAATAGCCTAAAGCAAATGTCTGAAACACTAAACGTGTATAAAATAAGAAAATAACAAATGGTAAAAAATACAATTGATGAATTGTTAAAGGACGATAATGTGTCCCTTACAAAACGAGGTACTATACGTAAACGTAAACCAAAAGAATCAAATATTTATTTTACTTCAGATACTGAAGAAGCAATTTTAGAGTACTTACGAGCTAAAAGTCCAGCTAAACGCAATAAAATATTTAATGAACGTATTAACTATGCTTTCCATAAATTAGCGGAAAACATTATTCATACATTTAAATTCTATTATACTGAAGTAAATACAATTGATGAACTTAAGCATGAGGTAGTAGCGTTTTTACTTGAAAAATTACACTTATATAAGCAAGAAAAAGGTAAAGCATATTCGTATTTCGGTACAATTGCTAAACGTTATTTAATCTTATATAATAATGCTAATTATAAAAAATTAAAAGAAAAAGCTGAAGTAAATGCTGTAGATGAAGATAAATCTACTTTTATTAGTTTAATAAATGAAGAAAATAATAATATATCTATTAATAATTTTATTGATGCATTTATTATTCATGTTGATAAAAATTTATCTAAATATTTTCCCAAAGATGATGATATTAAAACAGCAGATGCCATATTGGAATTATTCAGGAGACGTGAAAATTTAGATATATTTAATAAAAAAGGCATATACATTTACATAAGGGAGATAACAAATCAATCAACTCCTCAAATTACTAAGATAATTAAAAAATTAAAAACAATATATAAAAGCTTACTTTCGCAATATCTTGAGCACGATAGAATACTTGATGCTTAAAAGTTTCATAAGATAATATTTATTATCAAAACATGTATGGATTTTAACCAAGTAACATTATTCGGGAATAAAACGTTCGCCGATTTACTTAAAGAAATTTATAATAATTCTAAAGATAAAGAAAAGCAAATTTCCGCTTTAATTCAGGGTTTAAAACCATTAATCGAATCCCCAGGTGATGCCACTCTTATTGTTCCATTAATTAAAGAATACATGGAAATAGCTGTTAAAAACGATGAGGCATTGATTAAAATGGCTGGTATCGTTCAACGCGCTATGATGAATGCAAGTGCAAATGAGGATTTACTTTTAAGTGACGCCGATAAGGAAATGTTATTTAAAAGTTTAGATGAATTGGGTACAAATGTTAAACAAACTGAAATAAAAGAAGCAGATGTCATTAACTCCTAATTTTGGTGGAGATATAGCTGGTTTAGGTCAGTCAAGTAAACGCGGCGGGAAAGCCCAAATATTTCCCGCTAGGGTTAAGGATATTGTATTACAACCTAGTACAGATCCTAATTCATTATTTTATCAAAATAGAGGATATCCTGCTATTGGTTTTATATCATTTCACCCTTTATATTCTGTTGTTGATTCAAATAATAAGGCTAATTTAGTAGCTGCACCAATGGATGTAAACATTAGGCGTTTGCCTTTAATTAATGAAATTGTATTAATAATACAATCAGCAGATATATTAAACGATAATCCTCAAGCGCAAAAATATTATTATTTAAATAATGTTAATGTTTGGAATAGTATACATCATAATGGTTTTCCCGATTTACAAAATTTAAATACTACACAAAAACCAGAAGAACTACTTGGATATATAAGTACTGAAAATGGGTTAGTAAAAAAACAAGATGATTCACCTAAAGATTTATATTTAGGAAATACATTTGTTGAAGATCCACAAATTAGAAACTTATATCCTGTTGAAGGTGATACAATGATTGAAGGTCGTTTTGGTAATTCAATTCGTTTTTCTCACACATCAATTTCTCCATCTCAATCAGTAGTAAGCCCCTGGAGTAAATCAGGACGTAATACAAGTCCTATTACTATTATTCGTAATGGCCAAACAAAACCTGCTTCATCTATAAGATGGACTCCTGTATTTGAAGACATTGATGGTGATGCATCATCAATTTATCTTACTAATGGGCAGGAAATTAATATGACTCTTGCTTCTAAAAACTTAGCATCATATAATATGGTTGTAACTTCAACACCTACAGTAGTTCAGATCCCTAATGTTGTATCACAACCTCAAAACCAATCCTTAAATCAATCAGAAGAGGAAGAATTAAAATTAGCTACTTCTCAATCATTAATAGAAGCTCCCGCTGTATTAACTAGACCAGTAACAGCTTCTATAGCAATAACTGCTTCTCAAGCTCCTAATAATTCAACAACTCAAAATCCTTCACCAACTTCATCAGTAAATCCCTCACCAGAAAAAACACCTACATCAGGTCCTGGTTCTTCTAAATATGAACCTATCCCTGAATCTAAATTAGGACCATTAACATGGGCAGGTGAAGAAGTTCAAGTATTAAATTATCAAGAAAATTATTCTCAATTAGAAGAAGATGAGTCTCAATATTGGGATATGAATCCACCATCTATTAATATTCCTAAGGCATTAGAAAAATTTATACTAGATATACCCCCATCTGGACCTGCTGGAAGTTCATACACACCAGGAGCTACTGTTGCAGAAGCTAATTTAACTCCTGCCCAAATTGAACAAGCTAAAGCAATAGCTTTAAAAACTGGTTTAGATATAGTTCCTGGAAGTTATACTAATAATGCTGGTAAGGTAATATCATTAGTTGTAGTAGGTAGTCAAGTAATAGAAATCGAAGCAGCTAAAGCATTTATAGTAATGGCTGCTGCTGCTAAAGCCTCCGGTGTTAATATTAGAATTAGTAGTGGATATAGACCTCCAATTACACCTGTAAGTTGTAAATCTAGTAAAGGTGTAGATCTTAAATTTACAGCTCAATATCAATTGAGAACAGTTGATAGATGGACAGGTAAATGTGGAGCATATAACGATAATCAAAGGATGAATGCTGGCGCTAGTTGTTTCCATCCAGCAACTGCTGCTCCTCGTAAATCTAAACATGGAGATGGAATTGCTATAGATATCAACACTGGAGGATTCTCATCTAAATCACCATCTACAAGTGCTTTAACTAATGTATTTGTATGGATGGCTTTAAATGGTTGGAAATATGGATTTGTTAGAACAGTGTCAACAGAAACATGGCATTGGGAATATCATCCACAATTAGCAAAACAAGGACCATACGTTAAATTAGGAGGAAAACCAGATAATAACTTTAAAAGAACTATGACTCTTGCTGGTTTAACATATGATTTAGGAAATATTAAAGTAGTATAAAATGGCATACACTCCAGAATTTCCATATAAAGGTGATCAAGCAATTATAACATCAGGGCGAGTATTATTAAATGCTAAGGATGATTCTGTGTTTATATTTGCTAAAAAATCAATAGGTTTTTCTTCAGCTGGTACTATTAATTTTGATAGTGATGATGCATGTATTATTAATTCACCTAAAATTTATTTAGGATTAAATGCAACTGAACCACTAGTTAGAGGGGGAAGATTAGCTGATTATTTAGGAGATTTAAATGATTCTTTAGTTCTATTAGCTAAGGCTTTATCGAAAGTAAAAGGTGTACCTAGTGGTACTCCCTTTGCTGCATTAAACGTTGCAGGAACTGATTTATTAAAAACAATTGAATTACTATCTACTCAAGTAGATGGTTTACTTTCAAAAAATAATTTTACTCTGTAAATGGCTGACCCAATTATAAATAGTAATCCTAATCCTAATCAGGCGCCAATTCAATCTACTCCACCTGCTGCACCCACTCCTTCTCCAGCGGCTGGTTCAACTACACCTGCGGCTGCAGTAAAACCTCTTTCTCAACAAGAGGAATTTGCATTACAAGATCAAGGAATTGCCACAGGTGACTTAGCAAAAACAAAAACACTAGACGAAGTAGTTATAGTTGCCCCTGCTTCAAAAAGCAGAAAAAAACTTAGAAAAAAAGAAAGGGACGTAATAAAAGAACTTAAAGGAGTAACTCCAATGGATTATCCTTATATTGATAGTGCTCCATTAGGTAAATTTTTACAAAATGCTTCGAACTACGCTATTCAAATAAGTAAAGACATAAAGAAAGTAATAGTTAAAGCATCAGACAAAGTTGAAACAATAAATGAAATTGATTTATGTAATTTAGTAAGTTATTTTCTTACACAAGCTTTACCCTCAGGATCTAATGTAGAGCAACAATTTCAAAAAGTAAAAGATCAAGCTACTGAATTATTACAGAAAATAGAAGAAACAGAACAAAAAATTACTAATCAACCTTTTACTAAATCTTCTATAGCTCCTCCTGCTAATGCTTTAACAGGAAGTGTTACTTCATCAAGTGCAACTACTAATGTAAATAGTGGGGCACCTGCTCCAACTAACATAGCTGCTCAAAACGCAAATTATGGTGGCAGTGGAGCATTTAATACACCCCCTACCCCCGCTGTTCAATCTGTAACAGGAGGAAATAATGGAACATCTGCTACAATAGGCAGCACTTTAGATGCAATACGTTCAGTAAAGGGACTTATTGATGGTTTAAATATCCCCACTCCAGTATTAAGAGTAATTCCTGGGGGAGGTAAATTACTAAGTTCATTAAAAAGAATTAATGAACAAATCCCCACTAACATAAGTAATTTTCCTAATCAGGATTTACAAAAAATTACTCAATCATTTTCTGAGTTAAAAAATATATTATCTGGTATTTCAATTGCTGAAAATCCTGCTGATTTATTAGCAGTATTTCAAGCGAAAAATGCCATAACTAAATTACAGGATAAAATAAATCCTGTTAAACTTATTCCTGCATTAAACGAAATTGTAAAATCACTTGAAGTTTTAAGTAAAGTTTTAAATACAATTACAAGTTATTTAGGTAAAATAGCTACTGTTATAAGAACGTTAAACACAATTGTAAATGTATTTAAAATTTTAATTAAATATATTCGTCTATTGCCTCTACCCGCTCGTTTTTTAACTTCTGGAATTATATCTACTCTTAGTAATATAGCAGATAAATTAGACGAAAAAGTAAAAAAAATAGCTTCTACTTTATCTCAAGTATCTTATTTCTTATCTACATTTGTTTCTATAATATCAGGTATTAATAGAAAATTAGCTGTATTAGTTTTAGAGTTAAGAATTTTATTACAAAACCTCAAAAAATGTAAAAAAACAACTAATCTTCCTATAACTAAAAAATTAGAAGCAGCAACGTTAGTTTTAGAAAATAGTTTAGCTGCTTTAGAAGATGTTTTACCAAAAACTAATCCAAATAAAAAGATTATATATAAAGGATTTACTTTAGAAATTATTGAAGAACAAGTAACTGATGAAGGTATTTCTATAAATAGAAGATATGGTGTTGCTTTAAATGCAAGAGGAGTAGTAGTTGTTCAAACTAAATTAACATTTGCTACTAATCTTGATATAATAAGAAATGAATTACGCTATTTAATTGATGCAAATAATCTTAATGCTAATCCAGTTAATCAAAATACAACAAGTGAAGAAGATCAAATTCTTGCAGATCTTGATTTACCAAGTGAACAAGACCAAATAAATGATGCTGCTGAAGCTCAAGCACAAATTGATAATTTAATTAAACAGATTCCTGCTGAAGAAAATCTTAAAAAAGAACGTAGTAAAAAAGATAAACGTAAGTTTAGACGTTTGGTACGTGTAGTTAAAAGATACAGAGTAACAGAAATATTTGGTAAAAGATTTACTAAAGAAGAAATTAAAGCTAAAGTATTAAATAAAAATAGATTTGACCAATTTGACGAATCTGATTTCGAAGAAGCATGGAAAGCCAGCCAATCATCCATTAACATTGCGCTGAAATAACTTATGTAAATAAATTATGATTTTGTAAATATTTATATATATGAAAGTCGAAACATTTAGAAAATTAATAAGAGAAGAGGTAAAACGCGCGCTTCGTGAAGAATTACCATCTTTACTTACTGAAGTTATTGAACAACCTAAAGGGGTAGCTAAACCAGGTCGTGCTTTTAGTGGTTTATTTGAAGAAATGGATCATAAAATTAAACAACCTATGGTTGAATCTACAGGTAACCCAATGCTCGATTTAATTAATGAAACAAAAATGAGCATGGTTGCAGGTGGTGAAGAATGGAAATCAATAGGTAATTTTGATTCAAATAATATTAATAGTTATCGTGCTGAAATGATGTCCGCATTTGGTGGAGCTCCTGCCGTAGAATCAGTTGATCAAATGATGGCAACTGCTCGCCCTTCAGCCGATATTAACCAAGTTCAAATCAATGCCGTTCCTGATTTTAGTAAAATGATGGGCGCTTTAAAAGAAAAAGGTAAAATATAATGCCTACTGTAAATTACATAT